TTAAAAGTTGTGCTCCTCTACTTACTGTGTCTGGGTCACCCATACTAAAACCAACAATAATTAATATTACTCCAATAATAAGTTCTGTAAGACCATCTTTTGCAGAACCTCTAGGAACTGGAGTAATAATTATATCATCTTTTCCTAACTCTATTCCTGCAGTTTGATTTGATAAGAAATCCTCTCCTTTTTGTACTGAAAATTTTACATTATTTTCTGTACAGTCTATAAGATATTGACGAAGACCGCCTTTCATAGTATCTATTGCATGCATAGCTTCCTGAACTGTCTTCACATTCAGTCTATGATGCTCTCCGAATAGTTTACCCATTCTTCCTTTTAAATAAATATTTCTAGTCATGGTTGTATAATTGTGTATTCTTTGTCGGGATAAGAAACGATTAAATAAGGTATTCCAATCTCTCGACATTGTATCTTGTCAACTTCGCTTGGCGTTGATTTTTGGTCATAGTGACTATGGACTACATATTTTATTTTCGAATTTAATTGATATTGTGCGAAAGTTTTTGAGTCCATTTCAAATGTATTTTTTTGTGGGGAAATATTTTCCATAGGAATATATTTTTCATTAATACCCTCTTGTATAACAAGCCCACAGCACTCCCTTGGTGCTTCTTTACTAGCGTGTGTATAAATTTCTTCCATCATGTGAACGCCTTAGATGCTGGATAACCGCCAAAAGGTAAGTTTGCATCCGTATTAGTACTAGCTTTACCAGTAGAACTTGCTGTTCCTACTGATTTAGGAGCAAAACCAAATCTCATTTTACATCCTTCAGTTCGTTTACTACATCCATCTCCTCTTTCCCAAACTCCTGCTCCTGGAATTGGGTGTGTACTTTGATTTGCTTTCTTTGCTTTCCATAATAAGACTTTGCCATTTGTAGAAGAGCTTGCTGTATTGTCTGTAAAAACTACATAATCATTATCTCTATCATCACTATAAGTAAAATATTCAGTTCCATGTGAGTATGCGGCATAAACTCTAACTCTTTTATATGCAGTATTATCATCTGCTGGAGTCCCTGGAGCATTGTTAGCTGCAACGGCTTGCCAGTAGTTATTTAGAGTTACGCTAGAAGTTGTACCATCAGCATTGTATCTTGTTATTGTCTTTGTTGTTTTATAATAACTATCTGCTGTAACAGCTCCACTTGTATATGTAGAAAAACTTGTACTACTAGGAATGATATATTCGTCATCTGTATTTACATAGAGAGTATATTCTGTTCCGTCTGCGTACGCGGCTACATGAGATTTATACTTACCTTCTACATGCCAAGTACAACCACTTTGTGCTTTTTTATAATTATCTAAATGTTCTCCTGCTCCTTGATAAATAAAAGGACATCTATCAGGAAGTACATTTCTTGCTGGAATTTTTACTCCCTGTAAGTCAAAGGGAGCAACACATTCTATCTGTACAGTAGTTTTAGTTTTTCCTTTAATTCTATCCATGAGATAAATGTCTCTTGGAAACTCAGTTGGTGGATTAGTTGCTGAACCTTCCCCATGTAAGTACTTTTTCAATGTTGTTCTTTTTATAAATTTTAATCCAAGAAAAGTATCGTAATCTATAGTACCGATTGCATTTGAAAAAGCGTTACTTGCATTTGCTATGGTTACTGAAGGTCTGGCTATAGCTCCGTCATTTTTATATTCTAATCCTTGCACTTTTGCTGGTATAGCAATATAAGTATTAATTTGAGAGTTTGTATTATAGTCTCTCATTTGAACTGTAGTTAAATCAGTATCAAGTCCAGACATGAAGTAAATAAAACTTCCTTTTGCGTATTCTAGCTCATATAGACAGACAAGCTCTGACCCTGGGTCAAGCTTCTGTAAATCTTTTACTGCAATATTCTCTGCCATTATGCTTCATATACCCTTTTAAATGTTGCACTTAAAGTATAATAGTCATCATAATCCCAGTTCTGACTAAACTCTTTTACATACACTTTTACAGTTTCTTCGTTACCACTTGCATTTGTATCTGCAAATGTAAAATTAAATGCTGTTACACCATTTGTACTTTCAAAAAATCCAACTATATCATCTATTTCTGCTTTTTCTCTAGTTGCAAAACTAACATTAAACTCTTGTTTTAGATTATTTATTCCATTTGCTATTCTTTGTTCGTAGCCATCTCCAAACTCAGCAATAAAAACTGCTGGTTCATTTCTTTTAGACATACCTCTATCTGGTACTATTGTTCTATTTCCGAAAGACCCTCCTGTGCTAAATCCTAATGCCATTATCCTGCTAATATTCCCCCAGGTCTAAGTTCTTTTTCTATAGTGCTTTGTACTGCTGCATCAATTGCTTGTGCAAGACCTGCAGCACCATCACTAGTTGTCTGTGAACTTCCGTCAGCCATATTGACTGTTATACTTGTATTGTTTGTTGCTCCTGAGCCATTTCCTAAGTCTACAGGAATACTTCTGTTGTTAGGTAAAGGAACTACTGCTTCATGCTGTTTTCCTTCTCCTACTAAGTAAGTTGGTTGTCTTGCAATACCTCCTGCAGAGTATTTAGCTACACCCCCGTTTGCTAATCCTATGACTCCTCCAGTAGCTACTCCAGTAGCGCCTCCAAATATTTTTCCTAAGAATCCTGAGAGTCCACTACCATCTCCGCCTCCAAATAAACCTGATAACATTCCACCTTCTCCAAATAAACTTGCACCTATTTTTGAGAACATTCCGCCCTCTCCAAAGATTTTTTTACCTACTTTTGCAAACATTCCATCTGCTCCAAATACTCTTTCAAATATATTAGGTAGAGAAGTATCAACTTCACCGCCTCCAACAAGTGTTGCTTTTTGCTCGTCTGTTAATCCTTCTGGTAAAGCTTTCATGCCTGGTGCATGTTTTCTTGTAGGGTCAAGAACGGCAGCATGGTCAAAGCCGCTATATACTTGTCCTTTTTTACCAAATATGAAATCTTTCATTCCTGATAATTTACCTTTTATTGTATCTACAAAACCACCTTCTAAGTTTGTTTTATCGCCACCAAATAATCCTCCATATGTCATTTGATTTGGGTCTGTTGGGTCTAGTCCACTTGAACTTACTCCTAAAGAACTTCCTATAGCTTTGGCATGTTGATTTAATATATCTGCTAAAGAGTCTATATGGTATTTGTGTGCTGCCATTATCTTTTGTGCTGGGTCTAATTTTTTATTAAGTTTGAATCTTGCAGGAGTTAATTTGTCTGTTACTGAATCTACCATACCTTCTGCCAATGATTTTGCTGCAGTTTTCTTCAAGTCTTCGGCTAAGTTTTTCATAAACTCTTTACCTCCAAACTCTCCTAAATTTGCAGTATCAATTAAAGTTGCTAAATTTTTAGCGGCAGATGAATCAAAAGTTTCTAATAAACCTTTCATTAACATTTCTGTTCTATGTAAGCTTGCTTCTAATAATTCTACTTGAACTTCTAATTCTCTATTTACAGCCCTGACTCCGTCTGCTTGTCTATCAATATTGTTTTGTTGGTCAGTTCCATATTTAACAAGTTTAGAAAATTTTTGTTCTTCTTTATCGATATTATTCTGCATTTGCATTCTTAAATCAAATATTTTTTGTTCTGTTTGATATCTTTTTGAAGTTCTAGTATTAACAAATTTTAGATTATTCATTTCAGCTTTTGAAAGAGCCATTAAAGTTTTAAAAGTATCTAATCTAAAGTCTACTAATCTTAATCTCTCTTTTTCTGCTTCTAATATGTCTTTGGCTTGTTCTGCAGTTAGTGCTTTTATTGCGAGTTCATCTTCTAGTACTGAAACAATACTAGCAGTTAATTTTAATTCTTCTGAGTTTAAATCTTTTATATTACCTTTTTTATCTACAAACTCATTTAATATAGTTTCAATTTGATTTGCATTTTTTTCAATAGTACTAGGTTTAGGTATTTGTTGACCAAATGCTTCTGCTAAAGATTTGGAAGCTTCTCTTGTTCCTGATAAAATACCTGGCACTCTATTAATTGCTGCTACTAAATCATTCGCTTTTCTTAAAGCTAGTATAAAATTTTCACGTAATCCTGTTATTTCATTATTTACAAAGTCAAATTCAAATATTTTAAGAGGATTATCTCCTAACTCCTGTTGTAAGTCTTCCATAAGACCTGCCATTGCTCTACTACTGCCCTTTGCCTCTGCAAAGCCTTCCATAGCAGAGTCAGCAATTGTATCTCCAAAAGCTGTTGCAAGTAAGTCTCTTGCTTTTACTGTATCTCCTGTTCTCATAGCTAAAGCAACATTTTCTAATAGTCTTGAAGCCATCAGTTCTGATGCGGCTTGTAAAGCTGCTGAGTCTTGTGTTACCATTTTATAGTTTGGGTCTAACATTTGTGGTACAGTTTGTACAGCACCACCAGACGCTGACAGAGCATTCATAGTACCACCAAAAGCACTTACTAAACCAGAGTCTCCCATATCTCGTATGGTCTCCATTGTAATTTTATCAATGTACTTTTTAAATGCTTTTTCATTCATTCCTAATTCAAGATTACCTGTTAATTTTCCAAAGTACTCTAATTCTGCGTTCGCTGCTCTAAGAGCTCCAGCTATGGAGTCTACACTACCATCTGATTTAAAGAAAGATTCTTTTATACTTTCTAATTTACTATTTAATAGTCTTTCATCAAAAGAAAAAGCCATTTCTGTTAAAACTACTTGTGATGCTTTTAATTTTTCTTTCATCTTATCAAGAGCTTCATTTATCTTTTGTATTCCTGGTAAGAAATCTACAACAAATTTTAAAGTAAAAAATGCCATCGCTATTCCTAGAGTTGCATTAAATATTGAACCTAATAGGGCTAATTTAGGAGCTGCTGCTACAGCAGCTGTACCTATTGCTCCTATTGCTCTTGATGTTAAAATAGCTGGTTGCCTTACCATCATCATTAGATTGGCTCCCATTATTCTTGCGTGTGCACCTAATGTTTTTGCTGATTTTGCTGATGCCAATTCTATTTTCTTAAACATAGCTTGATAAGAAGCTTGTCTTTGTTTGTTTGCTCTTCCTGTTGCAGACACACCTTTTTTGTCTTCCATTATCATTTTTTGAATAAGTTTTTTCTGGTCTGCTATTGTCATAGCATTGAAAGATTTTTGAGTGATTCCTCTTCTTTTTAACTCTTTTTTGAACATTATATTCTTCTTAGCTTCTGAAGCAATAAATTTAGATTCTATTTCTTTAATTTTTGCTTTTTGTACATTAACATTTGCTTTTAAACTCTTCTGCTGATTAGTTGCTGCTACTGATACATCTAAGAAGGATTGTTTCATATTACCGAGAGAAGGGACGATTTGGGATATTATAGAACTTGCAAACATTGTCATAACAACCATCAAAGCTCCTATATTTCTAGTTAGAAATTCAACTAAAGAAGAGAAGGCTCCTAAAGGTAATTTTTGTAGTTCTATAACTAAATCTTGAACGGCTACACTTAATTTTGAAAATGGATTTAAAAATTCATTTGCTTCATCTTGCATTGCTCCAAAGTTATTTATTAACTGTCTTTGTACTTCTTCGAACACCGCTAATCTTCTTTCACCGATTGTTAACTTTTCTGCTACTAATCCATTTGCTGCTGCAAAACTTCTTGTTGCAATATCTAGTCTTAATATGATACCTAATTCATCTAATAGTTCGGGTTCTGCTTTCGTCACACCTCTTATTAATCTGTTAAAGGAATCTGTTAAATCACGACCAAGAGTAACAGAAGCTAATTTAGCTCCTTCTGAAAGTTCTACGATTTGGTTTTTTGTGAATCCTGCTGCGGTTGCTATAGCAGTTTGTTGTGCTGCGGTTTGAAAATCGAGCATACCTCCAGTAGCCGCTCTAACACTAGAAGTGATAGCTAACATAGAAGTACCTGTTATTTGTGCTAAGGAACGAAAACCTTTCATTTGGTTTTCTATGTTGGCAGCATTTTCCATTGCTCGGAAAGCTGCTCCAACTGCGAATAGAGTAGATGCTAGAATAGCGTAAGATTGTACAAGACCACCTGTGCCTTGTTGCATACGAGAAAAACCTTTAGTGCCTGATTCGACACGACCTGACATAGACTGTAGATTTCTACGAGTATCCCCTGCAGATTTACCTACTTTCTTTACAGCTTGTCCAGCTTTTTTCGCTTTCTTTTCAAATAAGGATAGACTACCATCATCATTGATTTTGAAGGTGATGGTGCCGCCTTGTACTTTTTTACCTGCCATTATCTACTTTTCTGCTTTCGCTCCTCTGCATCTCTTTTCTGCTTGATTTTCTTATTCAGTGTATCTGAATTATAATATTCTATATGTTTTAAAAAATATAGAGTTGTTTTTACATCTTCTATTTTTAATACTTTTATATAAGTGTCTAAAGCAGTATAATCCTTGCCGAGATAATAGCCATTCATTCCATCCCAACGGTCGGAGAGCATATCATGTAAATGGTATGCTTCCTGTACCTCTACAGGGAGATTACCTCTTTCAAGAGGCATCTTTGCAGGGTCAGGTTCTTCTCCTAGTTGTTCACAAATTGCTAAATATTTGTCAATATCTATACTTGTATCTTTAAAATTTTGTTCAATAAGTGCAAGTACTCTTTTTACTTGCTCTGCGTAAAATTTTCCAGGTCACCTACAGTATCGGTTACCCATTGATCAAAGTCGCTTGAGTTTTTCATTAGTAACTCCGCATTTTCAGCGTTGAAATCTAATTCTTTCTCAGGGTCTTGTCCACTTATATCTACCAATAGAAACTCTTCTAAGTATTTGAATTTTAAGCCTGTCCACCCCTTGATTATTGATGAAACATATTCCTGCATAAATAAATCTTCATCAAGTTTTTCTTCAAAAGCACGAGTCTTTTTATTTAAAACTTGTTTGACACATCTATTTCTTAATTTAACTAATTCTTCTCTAGCTAAATAGGTTAGTTCCACACAAAAGCCGTCATACCCAGGATAATCTATTGATACTGTTTTGCTTGGAGTCATTAGACTCTTAAGCGATACTGGTTGTTGTTTTACTTGTTCTGTCATTTCTTTTCCTATAAAATGAGAGGGTGTCTCCACCCTCTCGGGTTAGTTCACTTAGCCTGCGGCATAAGTTACTTTCAGTTCGTTTGTTGCACTAGCTTTTGTACCTGAAGATAAATCTGTTGGTAACGCGTGGAAATTAACGTCCACGGATATCACATCTTCAATACTGTGACTAGGTAACTCAAGGTGACATTTGGCCATCTCAAGATTCATTCTTGGCGTACTGTTTTGTCCACCAACTGCGAATTTTAAGTCAAATGCGTTTGTAATCACACCTCTTGATTCTTGTAGGTCTTCAAATAATTGTAGTGAACCTTCACTTGTATCATTTAAATAGCAGGTAAAGTTACCTGATACTGACCTTGTTCCCATTACATGTCCTAATGGGAGGTTAACTGAACCTAATGTTTCTGGTGTTAGATAAGTTAGGTTATTTTCAATAGTAACATTTCCACCTGTTAGTGTCATACTATAAGTAGTGTTACTTGAACCTAATAAACCTTTTGTTCCAGAAGTATTAGCATGGTCATAAACCATTGTTAAGTCTGTTAATTTGTTTCTAACATAGTTAGAGGTTGAACTAATTCCTTCGTTAATCAATCCGTCGCTTGTTTCCGCTGCTACTGATTGAGAGTTTGAATCATTAGTTGCTGAAGTACCAGTGTTAACTGATGCTGCCTCTTCTATTGATTGTCCTTGACCACTCCATGCTACTTGAGCAATACCTTCAATATCGAAGTCTACTGATGCAGAACCAACTGAGCAATTTGCTAGTTTGTAGACGGTTACTCCGTCTTGTCCTGTTTCATATAAACCTGAAGTTGAATCTTTTGCTGCTCCTAACACAAAGAATAAATCAAAGACTCCAAGTGCAACTTGGTTTGAGTTTTGAAAATCAAATACGTTCGGTCCGTATGTAGCTTTTGCACTATCAAAGACTTTACCGTCGCCTGAACCAGCGATAGCATTGTCATAAGTGTTTGCTGACATAGCCGCCCATAAAGGACCTTCAACTGCAAATGCTTTTGCATTACCAGCATGTTGATTAGACGCCGCTGCGGCACCTGTATCAGATGTTGTTGGTCTTACATAAGTACTAAAACTCCATTCAGCTGGTGCAAAAGAGTCAGTAAACATTGCTCTACCTCTTTTACTATAGCCTGATGAGTTTGCAGCCTCACTTAAAGTCACCTCGGATGTGTTTGTAGATTGAGAAAATGAAAATCCATCTAATACGGGCAGCTCATATAGCGCTGTATTATTGGAATCATATGCCCATTTCATAAACACTTTGGTATCTCTACTAAAGAAAAATGCCATTTTATTCTCCTAATTAATATCGAATCTCACAGACGATTTCACCTACGCCTAGAGGTTCGAGAACTCCTTCATCTGTGTCTACTGTTGCAATTGTTGTTTGAACTGTAGACTGAGATGTTCCTGTTGAATCTGTATAAACCAGTGGATCATTATCCTCCAGTACACTTTCAACATCTTCTAACAATTCTTCGAGTGCTAGAATGACATCGTTGTCGTCACTAACATAACATCGAACTGTTATTCTTAAAAATCTAAATCTGAAACCCGCTCCTTCATATTCACGAGTTTCTGCTCCTGCTCCTACATGTATAGTAGGAAATTCGTTCACTTCGTCCCAAAACTTTAGTCTTCTTTCTACATTAGAGACTGAAGTTCTAAATGGTGCACTACCATTTATTTGTTCAAGTTGTGTGCATAGTGCTTCAACTATAGCTCGACGACGCGTTGAATATCTTCTTGCTGTTGCCGTATCCATTAGTTGACTCCTACACCGAATCTAGTACCAATCATACCTGTTGCTACTTGTCTTACCGTTTTCTTTATTAGTCTTTCGGGGTCTCTTTGGTAAGTATATTTTTTACCCCCTGGAGCAAAAGTTTCATAAGGGTCTTGTCGATAAGTTGTTTCTATCATTGTATTCCCTCCTCTTGGTCCTTGTGTTACATTTGAAACTCTTACTGAGTTTGCAAATCTCCCTGTTCTAAATCTAAGTGCTGGAGATGTCATATTTTGGGCTATTGCCTGAGGTAAAATATCATTTAACAAATTTCTTAATGCTATAGGATTTGTTCCTAATGCATCTGTTCTAATATTGCCTCCTATTGGTGGTAATCCATTTCTTCTAATAAGTTTTACTCTTCCACCTTTCTTCTTTTTAGGTTTTTGAAATCCACTACTAGCTTTTTTAGGTGTTGCCATTTTCTTAAATAAAGCTTTATTAACTTTTAATCTCATATCAGGGTTACTTTTATGAGGAAAAATACTTTTTACTAACAACTTAGGAGTTTCTACTAGTACATTATCTATTATACCTGGACTAGCTCCTATCATTAATTGATTATAAGAGTTTGATGCCATGTGTTTAATTATAAAACTATTTATTTTATTTTCAACATCTGCCAAAATACTTTCAATTTTCTTAGCTAGTTTGCCTCCTCTTCCTTCGTCCCATTCTTTCATAGCCTTGGTATAGGCTTGTCCTTTTGCAGTACTACCTGAGCCTAGTGCAAATTTTACTTGGATTGCTCTAGTTAATACATACTTTTTTGTTACAGGGTTAGGAGTTCTTATATTCCTAGTTGCCATTACTTGATTTGGTAAGTTATGTAATTGCATTTCAGCATCAATAACATCACTAAATAAACCTACTACAACATCTCTTAAAGTGTCTGCAGGAGTTCTTTGATTTAAACTATCAATCAAATCTCCTAAACCTGAATCACTTCGTGGCATATTATCTCTAACTGATTCCATACCTAAAGTAGTTTTAGGGTCAGATGTTAGAGGTCCACCATGGTGTCCGTGCATACCTGTTTTTAGCCTTGTTCTATGTCCACTTAAAATAGAAACACCAGCTGCCTGTTCTAGAGATTTTAAAGCTGCTTCTTTTCCTGCACCAGTAGCTTTCTTTTCTCTACTACTAGAGCCTGATTCTCTACTTGCAGTTGTTCTATCTACTTTTACTACTGTTAATTCTTTTTTAAATCTACTAACATGAAAAGGCTCATTACTTGTTTTAAAACTTTGTTCAGTTGAGTCTAAAAATGCTTTTACCATACCATTTATGTAATTGCCTTTCTTTTCTAGTCCTAAATACTCACAGCTATATCTAGCCCACTCTTTAATGTACTTTCTATTGTATACATAAGCTTCAATTTTGTGTTTACTTAATTCTGCTCTTGTTTTATTATTAGCGTCAGTACATATTTTTATTATTTCTTTTTTTAATTGTTTTATTGCCATTAAATCACAACTCTATACAAATCCAGTACCCTTTTGATGTGGTCTGGAAAGTCTGTGGAAGTTCTAATTCCTGCAGTACCTTGATTTTGTAAAGTTGCTCCGCCAAGTGTTCTTCTTTCTTTATGCTCATCTTTCATATAGTAATTAACTAAATCAAATAATGCAAGTTGTAAATCTTTTGGCGTAGTACTATATCCTGCTTTGTATGTTACTTTTACTGCTCCAACTCCTTGTTTAAATGGTAGTGGCTTGCCCTCTGCATTTGTTCTTATAATTGCATCGGCTTCTAAGTCTACATAGTATTCATAGTTTCCTGTAGTTAATTCTGTATAAGCTCCAGAATAACTTGTTCTTTCTTCTACTTTACTCACTTCGACTAACGGACTCTCGCTGACTATTATCGTTGATGTGTACGTATCATCTATTGAGAAAGTTTCAACTTTATTTGTACTATAGTAGTCAACAAATGATATACCGCAATATTTCTTTACTAAGTCTGAAATTTGTGGTACAATAACATTTAGACGGTCATCATCCTTCTCGCCTCGAAGACCTTCCGCATCCTTGTATTCATTTACTGTTATTAAATCTGCCATAATATTAAAAGTGGTGATTTATAGGTAAACCACCAAAAACCTGTAAAGCTATTAAGAAGCTTTGTACATGTGTCCCCACTTAGAAGTTGCACCGTCGATTAGGTCGGTGAAGCCAATTCTTTGAGAAGCCACTAGGACTCTTCTTTGATTAGCTACTTCGTAGTCTGACTCAATAGTAACACCTCTTAATCTTGGTATTACATAGTTTCTTGGGTATACAGCGATTGCTGCAAACTTACTAACTGCTGGTGTAGCAAATTCGTCACATAATAGTACTCTTGAACCGAATACTTGACCAATTTCACCGTTTAGCTTAGTAGCCATGTCGCCAACTAGGTTAGCATCTTGGAACTCAGCGTCTTCTAGCAATTCAAAGTAAGTTCTTTGAGATACGATATAAACCACTTCTGAAGGGTTAACACCGTATTTGCCCATATTCTTTCTCATTGAAAGTAACTCAGCTGCTGTAACTGTGTCTGTTGCGAAAGCTGTTCCTGACTGTGTAAAGTCACTGTCATTTCTAGCTAAGTGTAGTAGACCTTCGAATGAAGCTCCACCAGTACCAAATGCGCCGTCAGCGTCGTCACCTGCTAGGATACTATTTTCAATAGCTCTTGCATGAGACCTTACCATTGATTCTCTGATGAGAGGTAAGATTGGCATAATTGCATCTTCTTCAGTTTCATTACCTAAGTATGATTGTGAAATGAGTTTTTTGGTTGAAAGAGTTCTTTCTGTTAAATCAATACCACCGTATGGTGAGCCGTAAGTATCGCCTGTTTGGGCTAAGTTACCGTGTGGGCTTGAACCTGTAGCAGCTTGGTTGCCTGTAAATTCGGCATAACCACTATCTGGTAATATTGGGATAATCATGTTAGCAGAAGTCATTGGTATTTCTCTAAATAGAGGGGCTAATACTAATTCGTTCTGAATATCTCTTTCGATGTTTGTTGAAACAATCTGCTCAAAATCGTCTGAAGAAACTCCAACACCACTCATGGCGTTAGCTTTTTCCATAACGTTTTTCGCATAATCATTGTTCCATCCTTTACCAGTCGCTAAACCAGCAAATTTTGCATCAATGATGTCGTTTTCGAAAGCTTTTTTCCAGTCGCCTTGACCATTTCTGTCCGCAAAGATTCTTTTTGATTCTCTGATTGACATGATTTCTTCTGATTTCTCAGCTAGTTGTTGCTCTAATGAGTCTACAACTGTTTTTAAGTCTTCATGCTTTTCAGAAACTCGTTTCTCTACGTCGTTCATGAGTCTCTCAGCGCCTGATAATCCAGCTTCGATAACTGTTTTTTGCTCTTCCTGTTTTGCTTCTTGAGCAACCTTTTCGTTAGCTTCTACTTCTGCTTGCTTTTCAGCATGCTCGGCTTCTGCTTTTTGGTCGGCTGCTTTTTGCTCCGCTTGTTTCATAGCAATAGTTGTTGCAGTTTTTTCTGCTACATCTTTCGCAAATGATTCAAGGTCAAAAGCTACTTCAGGAGATTTTTTATCTTCTGACATATCAGTCTCCGTTGATGAGGATTTCTCCTCGCTTGGCTGCTCAATTTTAACAGCGTCTGCTGTCGCGTTTGAGTTAGCCTGTAAAAATTCACTTTGGTACTTTCTGTAATCCGCCATACTATCAAATGACTTTGCTAAGCCAAAGGTTGCCCCCTGGTTGCAAGGCACTGATACTACAGAAACTTCAAAAAGTTCCGCGTCCTTTATTTTATATCCGTCAGTTTCAGTCATATATTCTGAATCCTTGCATCTGAAACCAACAGAAAATGCTCCAAGGACTCCGTCTTTAACTAATTGAGTTACATCGCCGGCAGCTTTAGATATCTTTGCAGTTATCTCTAAGCCTTTATCGGTTACTTCTAAACCACTTGCTCTGCCAATTGGTTTATTGTAGTCATGATTAAAAAGAATAATTGGGTTACCTTTATAGTTATCCAATCCACCTTTCATCCATGCTTCTGATTCAATAATATCTCCAGCTCTATCTAGTCCGTTTGTACTTGCAGACCCTTTGATATTAACTCCTCCATCATCAGTTTCACCTAATGATTTAAAAGTGCTAGTCCATTGATATATCTTTTCGTTACTTTTTGACATCTTTTACCTCTTTTTTAGCTTTTGGTTTAGGTGCAGGTTTTTCAACCTTTACTTCAACAGGTGCTACCGAGATAGGATATCTTTTCTTAACAACTGATAATACTCTGTTCCATGAACCAAAATATCTTTTTAAAAGATAGTCCTTCACAGGTACATCGTTGCCAAAACTTTTATAGGTTTTTAAATCCATAGTGTCAACGCCTTTGCTGGCTATGAACTCGGATAAACCCTTTATCATCATATCTTTTGTCATAATTCTTCTTCCTCGCTTGGCGGACCTTCTTGGGGTCTACCGCCTTCCTCTGGATTTGAGGCTGAACCTGCGATATTCGCAGGAATTCTTGGTGTATCAAACCCTTCAATTTGCTCAAGCCTTAATGCCTCCCTTGCTTCGTTCGGTGTCATAATTCCTGTGTTAACAAGAGTAGCATAATAAGCTGCTTGGTCTCTTAACTCGGGCTGTAAAGCAGGAATACCTGTTACATCTTCGTCAAGTTTGAAACCGAAGTATCTCTCGAAAGCATACGCAATTTTATTAATAATTGGTAGTATGGTTTCTAAATAATATAATCGATGGTTAGGTCTTAAATTTGCATTATTACCACTATCCATCAATATTGGTGGAACACCTATAGCTTTAAGAATTATCTTTTCATTTGAAGCTATTCCTTCTTGAAAGTCTAATTCCTTAAAGTTAATTTCCGTTAAGTCTTCAACCTCTAAACCACCGTCTAAAAACAATGGCCTTCTACCTCCAGACTGGGGATTGTATCTAGCAACCCAAGCCTGTAACATTCTTTCTTTGATTTTTTCAGAAAGAGTGTTAGGTGATTTTAATACCAATCCTGGTATTGCCCCATTTTTAAAGAAGTTATCCTGGAATTTTCTCATGCTTGAAAGTAACTGCATAGTTCTTAAAGCAGGTTTTAATCTAGGAACTCCTCTATAAATAGAGTTAAAACTGTTTTCTTTTATATGTATAATTTCTGATGGACTGTAATCTATTGAGTGGTCATATGTATATTTTTCAACATATTGTTTATCATCACTATAGATTGTAACATGGTCTGCTGGAAGATGGTACAGATGTGCACCATCGAAATAAACAAAGATGTTACCATCAATCATAAAGTCTACTAAAAGATTTCTTTTAAATGTGCTTATGTCTTGAAATGGATTCGGTTCTTTGTTCATTAATAAGTCTACTCGTGTTCTTCGTAGATCTTTCTTAATAGGTGTTATACCCTGAATCTTTTCTCCCACATCGAATGGTATCTCAGCAGCGTCATCCACTATCATGTTGACTGCCCTGTTTACTATTTCTAATGTTTCGTAGGCATTTCGATAGTTGAGAACATTCTCTCTACTATCAATCGTGAGACCCTCGTCCCTTGATATTACGTATTGAGCAGGATTTTGTTTTTCTTCTGTCCTACCCAAAAATCTATCGTACCATGCCATATTTATTCCTTTGTATCTCGACCCAGCGTTGTTGTTTCTTTGCTGTTATTAGCTTAGGTCTTTTTCCGTATATGTTATGCAATCTTAGGTGATGCATATGACATAATGTAACAGCTTGTTTATAAACTTTATCTTCGTTTTCTTTTATAAATACTTCACGAAGTTCTAGTATCTCTTCTTCGGTTTCAACCGTGATGTCTTTATTTTTCATCCACGATTCTAGTAACTCAGTTAATCCATAAAAATGATGAAAGTCCAGATTCTCCGTACTTCCACAGATGTAACATTCCGCCTCTTTCTTATATTTCGACTTGGCTTTGTCACGAACATACTTAACTAAATCTCTTTTTAAAGTCATAAACCTACTTGTATATTAGAATTTTAACAAATTTTATAGCTCATGTCAAGAACTATTTTTTCAAGGAGTTATTAAAAGGTAGTGGCATGTGTCTCAAACGAGTAGAGTGCATATCGAATCGCATCAGCCATGTGAGAGGCATAGCTATGTTTAGGTTTTTCTTTCATCAAATTAGGATTTGGGTCCCACTGATATTGGTCTAAACTTAACAATGACTCAGTGCAAGATTGATGTACAGTTAACTTATCATTATCTACAATACCGGCTACATAACCTATACCATCTAGTACTGATTTCTTAGCATTAATAGTAGTAATGTCATAGTTTTGTGCAAAGTCAAATCTTGTTTGTTGAGCTGCAGAATCTATATAAATGTAATCAATATTCCATTTATGGATTAGTTTTCTTATTTCTACTGCGTGTTGTTCTGTTGTTCTTTCACTGTTTAAATATTCGTCTAGTAAATAAAACTTGTCATCGTTCCAATCGTATGCCATGACACAGAAAGCAGTAGGGTCCTTGTAACCTACGTCCATTCCTGCGAATATATCCATTCTTTTTGTATCTATTTCTGATAAATCTGCTACACACTCTTGATGATTAAATGCCCAGACTTGTCCTTCGAAGACATTAAAGTCAGCCATGTATTCTTGATTGAACTCAGCTTCAGACATAGTCTTTTTAGCTTCTTCAATATCAGTATCAGATATACGAGGATTTTCATGATAGGTTGCTCTAACTGAACACCATTCTGGATACTCTCCTGAAAAGCCTCTGTTCCAGAACTCAGCAAACCAATTATTTCTACCCCTTGGAGTAGATATAAATAGTGCTTTTGAGTTTTCTTTATCTAGTGTAGGTCTTAGTGCTACATTGAACGCATCTCTGCCATCCACAAGTGCTGCCTCGTCAAAGATAATTAAATCATAACTTCTACCAACTACTGAATCAACCTGATTGATTGAACCCATACGAATAGTAGAATGATTACTTAATTCAATAACTTTATCTTTTGCATTATCTCTCAATACTTCTAAGTCAAAATGTTTTATTAGTTGTCTTTGTAAGTCAAAAGATATTTGTGATAATGAGTAGTTAGGCGACATTAAAAGTACATTACAATTGGGTACTAAAGTGACTAACTGACCTATAATATTTGCAATATAAGTTTTACCCTGTCTACGAGAGACAGCGGCGCATATAAAACGATATTTAGGATTATTAATTGCATTGATTATTGCATTTTGAGAACTATTAGGTGTGATACCTAATAAGTCAAGATACCCTTCCATAGGTAACTTTATAAACCTGGCTTGTTCTTGATAAGACATCAGGCTATCGGAGATTACATCTTTTCTACTAACTTCTATCAATGTATTTTCTCGTTAAAAAATAAATCTGAATCCTCATCAAGAAACCCGAGTTCTTGTGCCTTGTGGTATAGATAGCAGTAAGACGCAACGATGTGCTTCATATTTTTCTCAGCTGTTGATAAATCTCTTTCTCCTTCCCTGTTAACTAATGTTGTTAGGAAGCCCTCTGAGTGAGTCATAGCTTCATCTAGCCATAACTTTTGTCCACTTACTTCTTGCATTATCTTCTCCTTTTTATACCTTTAACATGCTTCTGAGACCTAGGTGGTCTTTTACTAGAACCGCCCTTTCCTGCCCAGAAGACTTTATTTGCCCAGTAAGCTGCAGAAGATTTACCTTTACGAATATTTCTACCGTGTCTAGCTTTAAAACTCTTCCTTGCTGCTGCGCTATAATTATGACCCATGCCTTGCGCTCCGAATCTAATTATCTTTATTCTACCACCAACCCTTACAGCTACTACAGCTTTCTTGGTTTTGTGTTTGGGTGTTCTTTTTGGTTTGTTCAAACCTGAGAGTCCAACCCGTTTTAATCTTGCTTTTTCTGCTTTACTTAGTGCCATTATAGTGGTGAGTGCATTTTTACAGTCTTAAACTGATGATACAGCGAAGACCCTTGATGCTTTTTATACTTGCCCTTATGTTTCATTAAACGAACTCCCGATTTGGTCTTCATCCAATGAAATCCTTTAGGCGCTTTTACTTTTTTCATTCAAAGTTCCAAAATACCATAGAGTATCTAGTACCTTTTGTTACTTCTTTAACTCCATGCTTAGGTCTGGGTCTAAATCCTGGAATACCAGATTGTGGCATTTGAATTACTGACCCTATCTTTTGTTTTATTTCTGTTCCATTTACTGTAAACTCTCCACCTTCATAATCATCATTTAGTGGTATTACCATCAAGTCTTTTGCTCTTTGATTAGTATTTGGTTTCCAATAATTACTTTGGCACATCCATAGACTATCTCTATGTTCTTCAACGAAGTCTCCTTCGTCATACTTCATAACTTTACATCTGTAAACAGGAAGTCCATCCCATTCTGTAATATAATCAGTACCTGACTGAGATACTTGTCTAATTTTATAACCTTCAGGGTCAATCTCAGTATTAGCATCTAACTGTTCTTTACTGAAAGTTTTCTCTGGTCTAGAGGTATCATTAATTATTTTATCTCTTTCCCAAGTATGAAAACTATTTATTATATTTTGACATTGTTCTTTTGTCAAAAAATTATCTGTGACCCTAATCATTATTATCTACCTCTTCTTGGTAATATTCTTCCTGAAGTTTTCTTTCCGAATCTAGCTGCTTTTGGTCTAAGAGTCTTGCCATATCTTGGTCCGACTGCTTTAGGTGCTGCTGCATATCTGAAAGCTTCATAGCTACCTGCATTTTTACTGTTTACAACAGTTCCAGCTGCAGAGTTCATATCTCTTGTTATACCCCTTTTGAGTACATGTTTTCGAATCTTCTGTGTATTATGAATACCAGTTGGTCCGCTTAAAAACTTAGCCATTTAGTTCTCCTTTTAACAACTCTAGTTGTTTCCTCTGAAAGTTACACTTACGCATTGTTGCGTAGTCTTTCAATTTACTTAATTTTTGTAGATATTTTCGTTGCTCGTATATTCTTACTGCTAACTTTCTTTCAATCCCACTCAGCTCATTCGAAACTTCGAATTTTTCTTTGAGTTGGCTTCTTATCATTATCTACTCCTTTTTTTCTTTCTACCTCTTTTTACAAAAGTGGAAACATTACGAGGTTTTCCACCTGGATTACCTGCTTTTCTTTTTCTTGTAACTGCTGACCTTATCTGAGACTTAGTCATTCTAGCGGCTTTGCTAGCAGGAACACATTTAGGATATCCTCTTTTACTTTTTCTTGCTGACTTACGACCACAAGGCATATAGCCTCCGCCTTTTCTCTTACGAGAGATGTCAACCCATCCTTCTTTGAACCATTTAGTCAGTCCGCCTTTTGGTTTCGCCATTATCTACAAGGTCTGTTCTTCTTACGAATACCAGCTTGAAGTGCTTTTGGTAACTTCTTTTGCTTTGCTGTTAAACAAGGTTTCATTCCTTTTCTTCCAGCTTTCTTTTTCATTGGACGGCCTTTCTTTTTACCATATGTTCCTTTACCTCGTGGCATTACTTTCTCCTCTTACGACCAGTACCCATTCGATACCGACCACCTTTGGCTTTGTAAGTCCTTACTAGCCACCCATTAGCATAAGCTGATGGATATACCTTAAATTTTCTCTTTGCTTGGGCTTTTATCCTAGCGTAGAGACTTGGATTTGTTGGTACAGGTCTCTTTTTAGCGGCTTTTCTTTTTCTTCTTTTTGCCATTTCGTTTCTTATATCCAGAAGCATAAACTGCTCTGCCTTGCCTTTCTGCTTGTTTGCGGGTTGGGTAAACCTTTCCAGATTTACCCCATTTGTATCCGCGTTTAACCTTAATTACAGGCATTATTTATCTTTTGCTTTACCAACATTCAATGCAAACCAATCAAGCACATGATATGCTTTCTTGACTAGTCCATCGTCAACTGGAGTAGGTGTAAGAGCTGCAATCAATGATGCTGCTGCTACAATCCATGGAATCAATTGAATCCATGCTACTAACCATGTAAGAAATTCTAACATAATTTTCTCCCCTGCGTACTAAAAAGTACTCTTTTGCGAAAAACCTTAAGGTCTTGCGCGTTTTATCTTACTTTAAGTGTAATTGCAAACTGCACCTAATTTGAGTAAGTCTAAATCTCCGCGTAACCAAGGCAAGCCTGGGCTCTTCATAAGTCGTACTAATCGTACATTTCCGTCATCATCTGGTTGAAGTCTAAACACCATCATAGTGTCGACTGTAATAATTGTTAAACCCGCGAACTTGCTTTGAGTATTCTCGAACTTAGTTGCTTCTTGTTTATTTCTTACAGTAATAGTTAGAAGTGGAGAATCTGCTCCCCACCAATAATTATGTTTTATTTTTTCGAACCAGCTACCTTCTCCTACACTTTCTATTTTTTCAGTAGTAAAATTAGGTGTGACTGTATGATTGTGAAAGTACATCACATACGACTTTTGACTAACATTAAAATTACGCTTTGCCGATGCAGTTTCATAGCTAATAGCTTTGACATTCTGTCCACTGCTACTAACATTTTTATACATTCGGTACGCTTGATTTATTGTTCTAATCATTTTGGTTTAAATTGACTAATCTCTGTTTTTTCTTTAGCTGCCATCATCTTGTCTTTGATGTCAACTGTTCCATCCCAGTTCTTATCTTTACCTGTTATGATATTCCATATCATTTTTAAGTATTTCATTTTTTCTCCTAAAAGGCGGAGTAGAGACCCCTCATTTTTTATTCCGTGTCATGAATTGTTACTTCATGCGTTTTCGCTTTAGTATAAGGTCATCTACTCCTAGATTGTTGTCACCTCCTGAGTGCTACTTCTTCTTCCTGCCCTTTGACTTTTTCTTCTTCTTTTTCTTACCATAATGATAAGGCATAAGTATCTCCTAAGTCCAACGAGGTGGCTCGTCCGGACACTCCGCCCATCGTAATTTAGTCTTGAGGGGCATAAAACACATACAGATTTTACAAGTTTTCCAAAACTTACTATAGTTTGGACACTCTTGACATATTTTTAATCTGTCTTGATGTTTGAGTTTCTTCTTCACTTTAATGAAGGTGGTATTTTTTGTCTGTTTTTTCTTTGCAATCTTTTCTTGCGAGCTAGTAGTTTTCTGACTCTAGCATTAAGTTCTGGTGCTTCATTGTCTTTTTCGACAGCTTCTTCTAAAGCTTTCTTTATTTCTCCAGCCATTTGATTGCCTCTTCTTTGCTGTTGAACTTCATTTTCTGTTCATTTTTAACAGCGTACCAAATTCCTCTTTTGCAATACAGTACGCTCATATCGTATTCTACTGCTTTTGCTTTCGGGGATTTTGATATATCTTTTTTATTATAATCTAATTCCATTGTTTTCTCCTAAACGTGTATGTTGTACATGGCCAATATTAATATGGCACCGCCTGCTATTAAGCTTCCTGATGCTCCTATTAGTATAGTTTCGATTCTACCTATAGATTTATCCATGTCATCAAAACGATTGAAGCATGTTTTCCATCTTTCTTCGCACATAGTCTCGTGGCTAGACAGTCTTTTATCTAGGTCAATGATGCCTGTTGCGTTCTTCTGTATATCTGAGTCCAATGCTTTCTCCATAAACTTTTGTATTAACTACATGATAATTATATCAAAATTAGTACCTCATGTCAAGTACTATTTTCGTATGGTGTAGATTTTAACAGGTTCGGACTTACCTTTGACAGTTACTTCGTCAAGAAAGTCGTACTCGTAGCCATCAACCAAGCTGTGCTCAGAAATGACATTATCCACATCGTAATTCTTACAACTTGATTCTAACCTAGCAGCCAGATTGACGCTATCACCAAGAACACTGTAATCAAACCTACTGCTACTTCCAAAGTTTCCGACGACACAGAGGCCGGTGTTGATGCCCGCGCCCGTATTAATCGTATCCAGGCCTTCTTCTCTGAATCTTTCATTTAATTCCTCCAATGCCTTTTTCATTTCTATCAAGGCAGCTGTTGCATTTTGCTTATGGTTTTCGTCTGGAAGAGGAGCACCCCAAAATGCCATGATGCAGTCTCCCATATATTTGTCTATTGTTCCCCCATGTTTGAGAATTATCTTAGTTTGATTGTCTAAAAATCTATTAATCAGAACAGTAAGTCCTTGCGGATTCTTTTGGTATTTTTCAGAAATCGGGGTAAATCCTCGTATATCCGAGAAAAGAAAAGTTAGTTGTTCTGTTGACCCACCCAATCTCAGCAATGATGGGTCTTCCTGGAGTTTTTTAACCAAGTCGGGACTAACGTACGTGCCGAATTGTTGTTTGATTCGAAGTTTCTGACGATACTCGGATATGAAACTCAGAAACGAATGATATGCCCAAAACAAAACGCAGATAATTACGATTCCACTAGCGTCTATGAGATACGAAGATTGATAGGCATACCAGGCTCCATAAGAAGAACCACCGACAACAAGTACTAAACTCGGTACCGATAACCAAACTGACCTTGTAGCTAGTGCTAAAATGATGAGGGCAAGTAGTCCGATTCCATACTCAGCTGCAGAAGCCCAAGTAGGTGAACTAGGTGCTGTACCTTGAATAAGGTTGTGTAAAATGTTTGCTTGTATCTCATGAGGATACTTAGCCCCCGCAGGGGTCGGCACAGGGTTTGTTACACCCTCTGCAGTCGTGCCGAATATAACGAAGGGAGCTTGAATTGGATTACTAAGATATTCCTTCGCTGTTTGTTTGTAAAATTTTGTGTTCCAGTTTAACCAGATACGTCCATTTGCATCTGTATTCATTACAGGATAAGTTGGGACTCTAACCCAAGCTAAACCCTGTTCTTCTGTTTTTATTTGGTAACTTATATCGCCTGTTCCTACTCTTAAGAGTTCTAGTCCGAAGCTTGGGTATAATTTTGACCCTACGTTTACGACTAGGGGAATACGACGAGTAACCCCGTCTATTTCCGGTGTAGCGGTTACTACTCCTAGTCCCTTTGCCTTTGACGCCAGCATAGATTCTGTAGGTAAAATTCCTGGGTATTGATATAGCCATGGTAATGGGTCCTCTCCTAACTGGGCAGTACCTACATGAGGGTTAGTGCCAGTTACTTGTGTCGATGCTGCACTAGCAAGGACTGTTGGTGTATAATTCATTCTTAGTGCCAATACTTCGTCATTTCCAGTATTACGAATATCGGGATTAGGCATAAGCACTGTTATTCCTGATACAGCTCTTGTTGTTGCTATTAAGTCTGCGAAAGCTGTTCTAGGTAGTGGCCAACCTTTGTAATCTTTTATAAATTCTTCGTCTAAGTCTACTATTACAATATTGTCATTTTGTACAGGCTCAGTATTCATTATAAACCAATCAAAGGTTTTTAGTTCTAAAACTTGAAAAGGGTATGGATTCCAGATAAGCAATCCCATAAATAGTACTATTGTGATTATCTTTTGATACATCTTTGTTCTGCTTTATGCCATACTTTGTAATTATGATTTACAACTATTGCCATTAGAAA